CTCTGTGAGAGACATTAGCGAGTATCGAGTATCAACCCCTAGGGTTAATGAAGTGGCCCTTAGAGGGGATTTTAAGGGCGTTAGAGAGCGTGGTATTGATGCCACCACTATGGCGAAGTACTCTACCAGTGTGGATGGTGGTGATGTACTGTTTGGTTATCACGACAGTGAAGGTGCGTTGGCGGCATACAAGAAGCGTAGTCCCGACAAGAAGTTTAAGATTGAAGGTGACTGGAAGAAGGCGGGGTTGTTCGGTCAACATCTGTTCCCTTCTGGTGGTCAGTACATAACTGTAGTAGAAGGAGAGTACGATGCGCTTGCTGCATACCAAATGTTTGGAGGTAAGTATCCTGTTGTTTCTGTTCGTAATGGTGCTCAGGGAGCTTCAGCAGACTGCCGACGGGCGTATGATTTTCTAGATCAGTTCGAGCACATCATCTTCTGCTTTGATAACGACGACCACGGCAAGAAGGCAGCGCATGAGTGTGCCGATATCTTTGGTGGGAAGGCGAAGATCTACCAGCATGGTGAACACAAGGATGCGAACGAGTATCTTCTTCATCAGGAGAAGGATGACTTTATTAAGAGATGGTGGCATGCCAAGGTCTATACTCCTGATGGGATGGTGATGATAGGGTCACTCCGTGAGGAACTGAAAAAGCCACTGATGGAGGCAGAGGTACGCTACCCATACAAGGGACTAGACGATATGACTTTTGGTATGAGACCGACAGAGCTGGTGACAATCTGTTCTGGTTCTGGACTAGGTAAGTCTACGTTCATGCGTGAGCTAGTGTTCTCCATTGCCGCACAAACCAACGAGAGGATAGGTCTAGCCTTCTTGGAAGAGACACCTAACCGTACTGCCCGTGGACTAGTAGGTCTACAGATCAACAAGCCAATACACTTACCCGGATGTGATTACGCCCCAGATGAGGTAGAGCATGTATTCGAGACGCTTGATCTAGATGACCGTGTTGTCCTATGGGATTCGTTCGGTTCTAATGCAATCGAGAATGTGCTGGCTAGGTTTAGGTATCAAGTAAAAGTACTAGGTGTTAGGTACATCATCCTCGATCACATATCCATACTGGTATCGGATCAGGCTAACGGTGATGAACGTAAAGCCATTGATGAGATCATGACCAAACTACGTATGTTCTGTCAGGAGATGGAGATATGTATGTTTGTTGTTAGTCATTTACGAAGACCAGAAGGAAAAGGACATGAGGATGGAGCAGTTACTAGTTTGGGTCAGTTACGCGGTAGTGCTTCAATTGCTCAGCTTTCTGATATTGTACTTGGCTTAGAACGTAATGCTCAGGCAGACGATGAGATGGTACGTAATACAACAGGAATACGAGTACTCAAGAATAGATTCAGTGGTATGACTGGACCTGCTTGCTCTGTCCTGTACAATAAGAACACGGGTAGACTTACGGAGATCATAGAGTGAGATGTAAAGCTTGCAACAAGGTACTAAACGATTTCGAGTTAACACGTAAGTTCAGTAACTCAGGAGAGTTTGTTGACTTATGTAGCGGCTGTGGTAAATTCTTAGTGGAGGATGAGATTACTATCGAAGGTAACTTAGACTACGCACACTTAGCAGATGTAGAGGAGTTGTATGATGTCGAAGATGGGACAATGGATTATCACTCAGGAACAGAATATGGAGAGGAGGACCTATGGTAGAGAACTCACAGAACGGGAACAGTTGGACCTTGCCTACTACGAATATAGTGTTCTTGGATATCGAGACAGATGGTCTCCAGCCGACGGTAATTCACTGCGTGGTAACCAAGAGACCAAACGAGGATCACTTGATCCATACCTGTAGCGAATCACTATGGGAAGAACTGTCAGGAGGTGGTTGTGTATGTGGTCACAACTACATAGGGTACGATGGACCTGCACTGAAAAAGCTTTGGGGAGTAGAGATACATCCTGATCGTGTGTTAGATACATTGGTAATGTCAAGACTTTTCTATCCTGACATACAAGGAGGACACAGCTTGGATCAGTGGGGTACTCGTCTTGGTTGCGCTAAGGGTAGTCACGATGACTGGACTAAGCTTACAACGGAGATGATCAAGTACTGTATGCAGGACGTTACTGTCACTGAGTTGCTGTACTCAAAACTTAACGAGCAGCTACAAGCGTTTGGTTTCTCTGACACTAGTGTATGGTTAGAGCATTCAGTAGCACACATATGTCATGAGCAGGAGCAGAATGGATTCATGTTCAATAAGACAGGAGGAGAACTACTAGCACGTAAGCTGGATACTAAGATGTCCGGTATAGAGGCTAAGCTACAGACAGTGTTTCCACCTGTACCTGAGGAGCAGAGGTATCACAAGACAACAGGTAAGCCACTACCCTTGAAGTACCAACACTTCAATGTAGGGTCACGCCAGCAGATAGCTGAGAGGCTGAAGCAGAAGGGTGCTGTATGGAAGGAGAAGACACCATCAGGTAAGGACAAGGTGGACGAGTCTACTCTTAAGAAGAACCTACACATACCGGAAGCTAAGATGGTTCTTGAGTTCTTGTTGTTACAAAAACGATATGCTCAAGTTATATCTTGGAACAAGGCAGTAGAAGGAGGACGCATACATGGGAGGATTAAGCATATTGGGGCTGTTACAGGACGTATGGCGCACTCTAGTCCTAACCTTGCACAAGTCCCTGCTGTCACTGCGGAGTATGGTACTGAATGCCGTAGCCTGTTCTGTGTACCTGACAACCGTGTGCTTGTTGGCGCTGATGCTAGTGGTCTTGAGCTTCGTATGCTTGCCCATTATATGGACGATGATGATTACACGAAGGAGATACTAGAAGGAGATATACACACAGCAAATCAACTAGCGGCTGGACTAGAGACTAGACCGCAAGCTAAGACATTCATTTATGCTTTCCTGTACGGTGCAGGGAACGCCAAGATAGGAGCGATAGTAGGCGGGTCAGCTATGAAGGGTGGTGAACTTAAGGACAAGTTCCTAGAGAACACACCTGCGTTGGCTGATCTACGAGAGAGGATAACGACACAGGGTGAGGAGGGATTCCTTGATGGTCTTGATGGTAGAAGACTACGAGTTAGATCTGCACACGCTGCGTTAAACACACTACTGCAAGGAGCCGGAGCCGTCGTGATGAAGCAAGCAGTCATTCATCTGTACGAGCTACTCGACGGTATCGACTTCAAGCTAGTAGCCCAAGTCCACGATGAGTGGCAAATAGAGTGCCGCCCTGAGGATGCTGAACACGTAGGTAAGTGTGCTGTACAAGCAATCATTCAGGCTGGTGAAACCTTCAACCTTAACTGCCCACTAGATGGTGAGTATCGTATCGGTAACAATTGGGCCGAAACGCATTAGCACAATCTACATAAGTGTGGTATAATATTAGTTGTTAAATTAACTGGAGTTAATTCTATGAGCGAAGCAAACATCAACATCAAATGTGAACTGTACTGGCCTAACCTGACTCGCAAGAATCAGTTGGCTAACAAGTACACAGTTGACCTAGCTCTTCTGTCTGACGAGGCCGTTACTGCTCTTGAAGACATGGGGCTGAAGGTTAACAACAAGGGTGACGAGCGGGGTTACTACATTACCTGTAAGTCAAACAACAAGTATCGTGCATTCCATCCTGATGGTAATGAGATCCTTATCGCTGACCGCACACCTCTTGACGAGGAAGACGATCCTCAGATGGGAGTAACGGTAGCTAATGGCTCTAAGGCTAAGTGCCTTGTTAGCTTTTATGATTGGGAGTACATGAAGAAGAAGGGACGTTCACCTACTCTTCGACGCATGATCATCTCTGATCTGGTTGAGTATGTGCCAGAGATGGATATGGACGTAGCTTTGTGATCCTAATCGACGGCGACATGCTGGTGTATCGTGTAGGCTTTGCCTGTGATGAGGAGCCAGAGAGGATAGCTATTCAAACTATGAGTAACTACATCTCTGAGATTATCTCTGATCTGTCTGAGCACTACACTGAGCATCAGGTGTACCTTACAGGGAGCAGTAACTTCAGAACAGAGGTTGCTGTTTCCCAACCCTACAAAGGTAGCCGTCCTGCACGTAAGCCTGTTCACAAAGACTTACTCCGTGAGTACATGTTAGACACATGGAAAGCGGAGCTATCTGACAACATGGAGGCTGATGACTGTATAGCTATGAAGTCTACTGAGTTAGAACATAAGTCTATTATCTGTTCTTTGGATAAGGACTTCTTACAAATACCCACAAAGATATACGACTACACCAAGAAGATCATGAAGGATATTGACGAACGCTCTGCAACAGAGTGGCTGTACCGTCAAGCTTTGATGGGTGATCGAGTAGACAACATACCGGGTATACATGGAGTAGGACCAAAGAAAGCAGAGAAGGCACTGGCTAACTGGGAAACAGAGAGAGAGCTATATGAGCGATGTCTTAAGTTATACGAGGAGAACGAACTCGACGCTGATAGACTATATGAGAGCCTTCAGTTGTTATACCTTCTTAGATCTGCCGATGATCGTTATAGGATACCTGATGAAGTTTGACAGTAACCTAGAAAAGAAACTCTATGCACAGATGAAGAGATGTACTTATCATCCTGCTAAGAGAATCGAGTACATCATTCCTAAGAAGTACGAACCAGACTTCTGTTACAACAAAGAAGGTTGGATGACGTACATCGAAGTGAAAGGTAGATTCAGAACTAGAGAGGAAGCCCGTAAGTATGTAGAAGTACGTAAGGCTTTAGGTAAGTATGAAGATCTTGTATTTGTATTTCAAAATCCTAACACACCAATGCCGGGGTCGAGGCGACGTAAAGACGGTAGTCGTTATCGCATGAGAGACTGGGCGGAAAAGAACGGGTTTGATTGGTACACACCAACTACCCTACCAAAGGAGTGGCTATGACTAGACACTTAGTAATACCTGACACGCAAGTAAAACCTGACTCAGCTATTTATCACCTGTACTGGGCTGGTAAGTATGCTGCTGCAACTAAACCTGACGTTATCATTCATCTGGGGGATCACTGGGATATGCCAAGTCTCAGTAGCTATGACGTTGGGAAGAAATCGTTCGAGGGTAGACGTTATGTCAATGACATCGAGGCGGGTAAACACGGTATGGAGGCTTTTCTACAACCTATTATTGATGAGCGAGCTAGACTTCGTCATTACAAAAAGAAAAGCTGGAACCCACGTATGGTGTTCTTGTTAGGTAATCATGAGCAACGCATCGAACGAGCAATCGAGACTGATGCCAAACTAGAGGG